TATTCGATGTATATTGGGTAGCTTATTTTTTTAAGTCCGATACACAGCTTTAGAAAGCCGTTGGTCACGTTATAACTAGAAGAGTCCGAAAGGGTAGCTCGTCGAAAAACAAACTATTCATTCTTAAATTCTAATTATTAAATAATCATGGCATATACAAATCCTAGCTATATGAGTTCTAATGGTTCTGTTGTTGGACCAGACGGACTAGCAGTTACTAATCAAACTGCAATCAATACAGCTTATGTAGAGGCTTTCAAAGCTGGTTTCGAACAAGCATTCCAGCAAACAGAGTCTATACTCCAGCCGTATTTCGAACAAGAAACCCAAAACGAAGAATTCCAATACTTCGACCGCATCGGTGTGGCAGAAGCAATGGAGGAAGATAGCACTCGTTTTGGCGACAATCCTAACTCAGACATCGCTCACGATCGTAGACGTATTGGTCTTCGTGACTATGAGCTTGGTAAATACATTGATGAGAAAGATCTCAAACGTGTATTAACAGATCCAATGAATGCTTACACTCAAGCATTACTTGCTTCTGGTAAACGTAAAATCGATGACATCATCATCGACAAATACTTCGGTGAAGCTTACACAGGTCGTTCTGGTGGCACAACAGTAACATTCACAGAAGGTGCTGGTGATGAAAATCGTACAAACATCGTTGTTGGTGGTTTATCATCAGGCGAGATTACTTCTGCAGGTAACTATGTTGTAGCTGGTGGAAACACTGAAGGTTTCTCTATCGGTTCTAACTACACTACTGAAGACACACCTGGTGAGTCTGGTCTTACACTAGACAAGCTTCGTGCTGCTCGTCAGACTATGTTACGTTTACAATCAATCGATCAAGATGAGGTTATCAACTGTTTCGTTGGTGCACAGCAACTTGACGATCTATTACGTATCGACGAAGTAATCAACTCTGATTACTCTGTACGCAAAAACTTAGCTGAAGGTAATGTTACAACATTCATGGGCTTCCGTTTCATCCACACTGAAAGACTTCCTCTTTCAACTGGTTCTGATGGTAACGAGCGTCGTGTTATTGTTGCAACTCCTCGTTCACTTAAGTTGTCTATTGGTACAGCTCTTAAAGGAGATATGTGGCGTGTTCCTGCCAAGAAAAACATTCCTTACATTTACTTCAAGCTTTGTGCTGAAGCATCTCGTATGTGGGGTGAAGTTTCTGGTGAGATCCGTTGTGCTGAGTAACAATCTTATTCGTAGTTCCCTAGCTTCCATGCTAGGGGACTACCCTTTTTACTATGGCAGTTACACATACTAAATTAGAAATAATGAATAACGCCTTGAGAATGGTAGGCAGTTACCATCTTGAGTCTGATGACACAACTAGTGCTACTTATGAGATAGCAACACGAGCATTCACAGATGCAGTTAACTCTGTTTTTGCCGACAATATTTTTCAATACAACACAAAACGATTTTACAGTACAGGTACTGCAACATCTACACTTAACGAAGAAGATCGTCTAACTTGGGATTACAGACATGTAATACCAGACGACTATAACTTATTTTTGAAAGTAACAAACAAAGAGGGTGACACTCTTTTGAATTGGACACTTGATGGTAGTGACAGCAGTCCATATGACGACGTACCTTATTTATACACTACTGAAGAGAAGGTACAGATATACTACACTTTCATACCAGATCTTAACAATGAATCTGGAGTAAGCCACGGTAATAATCCAGCTCGTATGCCTGCATTCTTAGTAAGACTTGTAGCACTACATATGGCACAAAACATGTGTATTGAGTTATCTGGTTCAGAGAATAGACATGAGATTTTGTACAAGCAGTATACAATGGCATTGAGACGAGCACGTGTACTTGAGGGTAGATCATCGCCTGCTCAGCAGTATATACACGATGGTAATTCATCCTTTATAAATTCTCATAGGTACTACGACAACTATGGCTCGATTTAGTGATATCACAACTAATTTCTCTGGTGGATTAATCACCGACTTTGTAAGTGCTAGAACGGATCTAGCTGCTGTTAAGAACTCGTGTCGTAAGTTTAATAACTTTTTACCTATACTCCAAGGACCAGCAAGATATCGAGCTGGTTTTAAATGGATTACAGGAACA